CATTCGCGTAATGCCAATCGTTGACGTCGCCTTGCCGACAAGCCCAATAACGATTCGGCCAGAAAGGACTTCCGGCAAAATACAATCGTGCGTTATGGCGAACGATAATCGAGCAACCTACCGGCATCACCCCCGGCGCTGTTCCGGTCAATAGCGTCAGTGTGTCAGCAACGACATCGTAGATTTTAGGCGCGCGCATGATGTAGAACCGCACGCCGGTCGCGGACGATCCGGTATCGGGTATCGTCAAATTGCCCGATGCAACAGCGGAAATCGGAAACACGCCAAGATGCCGAAGCCCCTGCCCGACGTATCTGGTAACGACGTCTGCGTTGCTTGTTCCGTCGGCTTGGTATTGCTCAACGGTTACGGTGAATGCTCCGTTCCAATCGGAACGCGGCGTATAAACCATGCCGTCCATCGCGCCGCTGATGTTGGTCGGAGTACCGACGAAATTGACGCGATCGTATCCTGATGCAGCACCTTCGACAAACGTCAACGACCCAGTGAATGACGAATTCAGCGCAAGCGTTCCTTCGGTCACGGTAATCGCAACCTGAACTTTTCGCGTCGATCCTTCAGGGACGGAAATCAAATTGCCAGCGCCGGTCGAATAAACCTTTGCAACGCCGGTTGAGGTCGCTGAAGTGATTGAAACGTCAACGTTATTGTCGTCGATTATTCTCTCAACGGTAATGGTGTACGTGGAAGCGTAAGCAGCATCCGGCGTCCACGTCATTCCATCCATTGCCGTCTTCACGTCGGAAATCGATCCGGTAATAATCACTACCGAATCCATTGTTCCGACACCGGCTACAAACGTAAGGCCGTTTGTCGATGCAAGCGTAATGAATCCGTGTGTCGGCGTGATCCGAACGGTTACGGGAATCGTAATCAGGTTTTTGTTCGCCGTGCTGAACGTCGTCGTAATTCCCTCCGACGGAATGAACAGAACGTAGTCCTGATAGTTCTTTCCGCTGAACGTCGTTGACCAATTCGAGTACGACGCCGAATCAAACGAAGTTCCGCTTACAACTCCGTCGCTACCCGACGCAATCGCTTCGCCATTGTCGGCGATGTAGATCAAATTGCCCAAGTCGGCAGCCATCAATTGCCGATCGCTTGCAACAGATCGACTTGTTGCAGACACGGTGAACGAACCGAAATAGCTGTCGCGATACAGCGAACCGCTCTGGCAATAAATTAGTCGATTGCGAACAAACGTGAATGGATTCGCTCGTTTGTATTGGATGCGAACTTGGCTGATATATGCGGCTTTTGTGCCAGCAGCAAGAAACACTCCCATTCCGGTTGCCGAAGTGTACGTTGCGGCGGCCGAATGAATCAGTGTCCCCTGCCAATACAGCTTGGCTACACCGCCAGTCAACTCCATCTCGAACCATCCACCGGCAGCAAGGCCAGTTCCAGAAGCCGAAGCGCCAGAAGGCGAAACGTAAGCATACGCCCCAGTAGAAAACGAATTTATGTCAAGGCGTCCATTGATGCCAGTATATAAATTAACGCCGGTCGCGGCGGCGTACAGTTTGACTTGAAGCGTGCCGGGATCATCAGGCTTTACTATGTAAACGCCAATCTTATAGTCTGCGCTCGCGTCAAAATCCGTTGGAGCCGGAATCAAAAACCCCGTGTTTGTTCCGGCGTCAGCAAAAGCAAGGCCGCCTCCTGTTTTTGTTGGAAGCGGCGGAGAGTAGTTTATTGACGTAACAACTTGCGAGTAGTGCGCCATCGACGAACCTTGAAATCCGTCGCACCAAAACGAAAACTTGTCGGCCGCATCGGCGTTTGTCTGCGCCAGCAAATTTACCGGAGTGCTTGCAGCAGTCGGCGAATACAGGTCTAAGCCTGGACGAGTGCCGCCGCGATTTCGACCATCAAGAGTTCCGTGCGGCCAAACGTTTTCGCAGTCGTATGTCGTGTACGGACCTTGAGACTGGTATGCCAGCGAACGCGACATGCCTTTTAGCGGAAACAGAATTTGCACCGTGCGAGACTGCATGAAAATCCATTCGACTACTGGCCGACCGTTACGGTTCCGTCTTGATGAGGCGTAAGCTCCGCTCCCGCCGTCCGAATCCATTGCAAATTTTCCGGCAGCGTGTCGCCGTACCAGTCGAGGATCAACTGTTTCCACAAGCCGAAGCGTTGCAGCAAGGCGACACCCTTTGCCCCCTGGCGAGGCCAGAAGTCAGCCGCCATCGCGTAGGTTTCCTTGTACGCTGCAACGAAATGCTCGACGGCTTTCGCGATTGCCGCGTTGTCGAGTTCTCGATTCCGCTTGGCTTGCAAGTCAACCGGGTTTAGTTCCGGCTCAAATACGTCGATTTCGCCTGCCATGCTTGCACCTAATTGCTGAATTTATTCCAACTGGTTCCGTTGTATATGTAGATTGCCGACGAACCGCTAAGAATCCCCTGCGTCGCAGAACCGTCAATGGTTTGCGTGGAAGTCAACCCCGCTGCGGTTCCTGTTGCACCGCCGATATTTCGCATGAACACCATTCGCCCTGCCGGTCCAGCAGTCCCGTCTGGTAGCGTCACCGTAACCGCCCCGTTTAAGTTGATGGCCGTGTTCGCAATTGTCATGCTTGTGTTAGCCGACACAGACGAGAATCCGGTAAACACAGAACCGGCTGACACTCCGACGCGAGTTCCGTTTGTGTTCGTCACCTGCAAGATCGAATTCGTAGTTGAGCTAATGCAAGCCGTGTTTCCATCTTGCCCCTGGGCACCGGCGGTCGGATTGAACCCGATACCGACGCCGCCACCAAAATTGAAATAAGTTGCAAGGCTGGGAGCCGACATCACGGAAACGCGACTTACACCTGGAGTACCCCATTGCTGAAGAACCGAGGAGTTATTGCGAATCCACAGCATTCCGTCGCTTTGAATCTCAAGCAGACTCGTTCCGGTCGTGATCGACTGAACAGTAAGCAGATTAGCCGTTTGCCCGGTCTGCGACACAATCCGCAAACCCTCACGGCCGCTTAGGGTTGTATTCAAGACAATCGCGGCTGCGTTCGTCGCAGAGATTGAACCGACGCCGAGATTCGACAACGTAAGCGCGCCGGTCGTTGTCTGCGCGAGAGTAAGCGTGCTTCCGGCCGACGTAAGCGTAAAAACATTTCCACCGGTTAGCGTGTAGGTGATCGCACCAGTGATCGTAGACGTTCCGGTAAGGATGCTCGGGACTCCATTGACGGTAAGGGTAAGTGTCCCGATCCCGTTGCTGTTGCTCAACGTTCCGCCGAGATTGCCCTTGATCGTCAGCGAGTTCACCAGCGATTGCGTGCTGAGAACCGCCGTGCCGAGATTGGTCAACGAGATTCCGCGAGTCCCGATGTTTGTGCCGTCGATAATCAGCTTAGCCGTCGTATCGGACAGAACTTGTCCGCTCGTAACGGTAAGTAAATTGATCGCGCGAGTCAGCGACGTAGGAGCCTGCGCACCCGCAACAGAGCAAGTCAATACAAGCAAAATGAACGCGATAAATCGTTTCATGTTAGGCAATCTTGGTTATGGTGATAGGCGTTCCGTCCGCGAACAATTCAAAGGAAAGATCGTTGTATACCGGGATACTGAAAAACGGGTCGCCTCCTGTCGGAACCCCTGAAACGTCGAGCGTGTAACTCGTTACCCCGTCCGTAACGGACAATTGCGATAAGTCTGCAAGTGTTGACGCCATTGCAACGATTCTGTAGTCGCGCACGCCTATGTTGTGAGCGAGGTCGCTCCACATGTTTCCAACCGCGTCTACGCCGCCAGTTCGATAAGTAAGACTGAAAGCGTCGAACTCATTAGCCGGAGACAGCTTCCTGAGCGTTACCGGAGTGGCATCGGCGAACAATTCGGAACTAACGTCTTCCTCGACGAAGATTGAGTAGTCCGAACCAAGCACATTCGTTGAAACAACATGCAAAAGGTAATCCGTCGTCCCGTCGCTGATGATGATTCGCGATCCGCTCGACAGTAGCGATACTAAAACCGGAACGACATCAGACGCGGTGGAGTGAATCCCGATTCCAGTTCCACCACCGTTGTTCATGTAGTCGTCACCGACTTGATTTCCGTCGGTGTAGTACGTCAGGTCAAGAAGCGGCGCACCGATTTCGATTGCCGCGTTGTCTTCCGTAACGATCGCAGCACCGCCGTCCGTGCCGAGAACGGTGCCGAAGTTTCCGGCGTTGAAAGACGATCTACGCCTCGGGATCATCAACCTCATATCCATTGGCATCGGTTTAGCCCTTCAGCGTGACGTAAACCGTCCCGGCCGCATTGCCAACCATCCAGAAAGCGCCGCATCCAAACAGGCACGACGGAATCGGATACGCCCGACCGGCAGCAACAGTAAGAACAACTGCTGCCGGGGTACTCATCGACGAATCGTCGTAAGCCGGTAGCCGATTGGCTGCCGTGGACTCGTCGCTTGGAGAAATATAAAACGTCAAGGAAGTAATCGAACTGCCGGATGGGATGTAAACCATCCCACCGGCGCACGATTCAAATCCGACCGGATTGGTCGTGCTGATGTCCGTGGTAACAGCAATGCCACGACCACCGCTATCGGCACGACCGCCGAGCATTCCACGAAAAAATCCCATAATTCACGCTCCGTATTTTCAACGAATCAAACAGAACGAGAATTAGATGGGCTTCAATTGAACCGTGATCGTCACGCCAGCCAAAGACGTAACCGTTCCGGCGAAGTCGAGAGCGAGACGATCGCCAGCCGCCAATTGCAGCGAGGCCGTCGTAGCCGTCAACGTGCCGTTTTGGACGGTGTTGATCGTGCCCTTGCAATTGAACCCGGCGTTCGTGTTGTTCGTCAGCAGGTTCGTTCCGGAGCCAATGGCTTGCGTGCCGGTCTGCTTGGCAAGCTGCACGTTGACGGCGGAACCATCCGTACCGGCCGTAGCGTGGCTGTAATCAACGCGAGTCACTTGATACGCGCGGTCGGCAATGAAAATGTTCTGATCGATGCACAACGCATTCGTCGAAAGTGCAATCGTGATTTTTTCGTATGCCGACACGATGACGCCGCCGACGGTCAAGTAATCCGTCGCAAAATCTTGGGTCGGACCGGACGAAACATTCCCTTGAGCAACGACACGCCATTTCTTCGTGCCGCCGACAGTCACCGATTCAAACGTAACGAAGTCACCGGCGTCATTCAGCACAACGCTCGAAACGCCTTGACCGTCGGTGACGGTAATCGTCAAGTCGCCACCGTCCGTGTCGAGGCAGGCCGTAAAGCGACGGCCAATACCCATCGGCGATTGCAGTGTTCGGCCTTCCGCCGCAACCGTAGTCACGTTGCAGACGGCGATGCCTTTGTCGGCCAAGTCGAAAGTACCCGACGCGCCGGGATCGGGAATCATGGGATTCATGTTCGCGAGGTCGGCGTTGATATTTGCACGCTGAGACATAGAAAAGCTCCTAAGAGACTGGTGTGCCGTTGTAAAGAATCTGCGAACCGAACCGTCGATAACGATTCGCCAGCGCAGTCGGGACGCCGTTCTTGCCGAGAATCTTCGGCCCCTTGCGTAAGTCCATGCGAATCGAGCGTTCAAGAAGTTGCTGGTATCGCGCCGTATAAGGGCCAACGGTTCCGCGCCACTCTTGTTCGGCAACGCTCATCGCCGCGTATCTCAAAGTCTCGGCGTGATCTGCACCGCCGATCGGGTAAATGTGAGTGTCGTCCATCGAGTACGGATTCACTCGGTATTGACCGTAAACGACGAACGCTTGGCTCGGCGTAATATCAAACTGAATCTTGTATCGCGTTCCCGTATCGGAAGACGTTCCGTCTTGCGCAACCGTCTCGATTGCGTAATACAGAGGAATTCCGGTCGTCGGAAGCACGGCACGATTCTGCCAAACGACGCCTAACGACGCCTGGGTAATCGGGCGCTGATAGGCGTAGTTTCCCGAATACCGAAGCGGTCCTTCCATTTCTGCAAAGTCATCAGGAAGGTCGTAGGTGTAAGTCCCCGCTACCATCGTGATTGAAATTGCAGGCGACAAAAACGACCAATTGTGAGCCGTGTAAAACTCACGCTCGGCCGCTTTTACCATGTCCGGACCATCAGTCAGTTGATCGCCTTCCCAGTTCGCCGGATCGCGGTCCCAACCGCAAATGCGAGCAACGGCACGACGCAACTCGTCATAAGTGACGGATAGCGTGCTTTCACCGCTTACCACACCCGTAAATGCGTCAGCCATTGATAGCCCTATACGGCTTGGTCAAGCAACACGTCGGAACCAAGAACTTCGCGAACCATGTCCGTTTCAATTTCTCGAATCGAAACAATCTTCCGCTTCTCGTCGACCGATTCGATTCGCCCAAGTCGAGTTGAGTCGCGAAAACGGAAGCGAACTTCATCCGTTTTCTTGACGTCGCCCTTCTTGAACAAATCAAAGATCGTCAACGCAGGCGGCGGATCGACGTTTCCACCCGACATGAGAACCAGCATCGCCAGCATTTCGTCAGAAATTCCGGTTCGATTGATTCTGCAAATCAAATGGCGATACGCCCAATACAATTGAACGAGAACCGGAGGAAGATTTTCGCCTTGCTGAACCTTGGCGAGATTCCGCAAAACCTTTTCTTCTTGATCCGGAATTCGATGAAGCATCTTTTCGGACACGGCGGTTTCCTTTTGTTGAAGTAAATGCAGCGCGGTAGACCGCCCCACGAACTACCGCGCTGCGCACGAACAGCGTTAGATTCGCAGTTCATCAAGTCGCATGAACGACCACCAGTCGACGCCGAGCTTTTGGCCCGAAATCGCTTCTTCGGATCGAAGCATGATTCGCGGCATCAGAACGTCGCCGTCGGGGAAGTCCGTCGCCGTCGCCAAAACGCCGGTTCCGACTTCCGCGCCGTTGATGTAGTAGTGCAAGTACGAGCCGTCCCAAAAGAGGCCGTACTTGACCCACGTCGAAGCCGCGATGACCAGCGACGAATAAGACGAGGCCGCGTAAGCGGTTCGTTCCGACGAGCCGCCGCTGTTGCGGTAGATCGCATCCATGTACGTCGGCGAGGTCGAAATCGACCGGAAGCCGAGATACGAGTTGTCCGCCAACGAAGCGCTGCCGTTGGCGATGTCGCCGGTAGCGGCGTCGCCAGCGTTATACATGCCGACGAATTTTCCGGTCAGGTTCGAGACGTTGCTGTACCGAACCCGAGCTTCAAACCACCACGGGAAAGCGGCAGCCGCCGTCGTGGACGATCGGCCGAAACCTTCGGTGTAGGTGTTGTCGAACGTCAGGTAAAACTCGTCGTTGTCGGCGTCGTTTCCGGCGCACTCCAAAACGCCGATTTCGTAGTCGCCGGAAGTTCGCGACGGCTTGCAAGTCGTCGAAGCCGTGGCATACGTCAGATAACGCATACCCGGCGAACCACCAGTCCAAGTGTGCGCCGTGCTGGATTGAACGGCACCGCCCGACTGAAAGTCGTCGAAAAAGTAGAACCCATCGCGATCGCCTACGCGAATCGCATCAATCAAATCTCGATTCCAAAACGACTGGCTATGCAGCCGATTGGAATTGGAACCACGGTAACGGTAATTCTTAGTCATGCGAAAATCTCATTTCTTCGGTTGAAGAACTCGCCAGACCCATCCGGCGACTGCTTTATGTCGCAACAAGCGACAACGGGGTGTTCAACCACGCCTAAAGCACCCGTGCTATTAGGCGACGTAAAGGACCGAGTTGCGTCGGCGATCTTCGCAGACGTAGTTGTAGGACATGTCGATCCACACGGCGTAAGTGTCGTGTTGGAACGGCCATCGCATGACTTCGCTCTCTCGCAAGAAGTTGTCTTCTTGCACGTAAGGCGAGAACGTGTCGTGGCAGATGAGGTAAACCGGATTGCTCGTATCGGCGTCGAGCTTCGGAACGTAGATGATCGCGTTGCCGTTGTACGTCACGGCACCGCCTTCACCGACGTAAAGATCGTAGCCAAGCGAATCGTTGCGATTGCGTGCCAGCTTGTTCAACTTCAGCCGAGTCGTGCTGTTCACGTATGCGCGATACGTGTCTTTCACAACATCGCCTTCGCCGCCGACTTCGATCGGGCTGACGAAATCGGTCAACTGCTTCGCTTCGTTCGTCTTGAACATCAAATCGTCTTCCGACACTTCCTTGTACGGAGACGAGTAGTTCTTGAAGTTCGGGTAGGTGTTCAAGTCGATACCGGCGAGCGTCGTGAAGCCGCTCGGCAAGCCGCCAGTGAACCCTTGCGTCGAATTCTTGACGACCCAATACGGAACGCCGTAGGGAACCGTCGTATCACTCGAACTGGCCGGAGCAGACCAGCCTTTGCTTTCGATGTCGTGAGCGATGTTCAGCAAGCAGTTCGCTCGCTGCGGCTCGATGACATTGGTCAACAGTGCATTGCCGCGATTCGTAATCAGTTCGTTGTAGTTGAAGGTCCACGCTTTCTTGAGATAAACCCATTCAACGCGAATGTTGGCAAGCACGTCGCCGAACGCAATCGCATCTTCCGAGTACGGCCCGGTGTGCAAGTTGTCGACGTCATGCGTCAACATCAAGCGGCGATTGATCGCCAAACCGCCGTCGCTCTTGACCTTTTCCTCTCGGAACCAACGGCTGAAAATTTCGTAGCGCTGCGAACGTTGCGCGACTTGGCGAAACGTCGGAGGACCGTAGTCATCCAACGTGGTCGTCACCATGTCGTTGATTTGAGACAGTTTCAAAATTGCCATCTGAAGTTCTCCCTATCGAAAATGATCGGCGTTACCGAATCAGTCCGAGCTTTCGTTGTTGTTCTTCGAGACGCCGAGCGGCGCGCTCAGGCCCGCGAGGCATTTCGTCGATCTTGCTCGAACGTGCATTCGGACGCAGAATTCGCGTGCCGCGAATCTGCGATCGCTCGTTCACGATTTTGTTTCGTACCCGTGTTTCGACTTTTTCGGGGTAAAGGCTGTCGAGCGCCTTGCGGAACAGTTCTTCAAGCTCCAACGGCTCGCGACCGCGATCAATGCGACGCTGTTGGATGTCCTGCATTTCCGTCCAAACTTCGGTGCGGTTCGACTTCAACGGGCTGTTTTCCGGCAACCTACGGACGGGAATCTCGCCGAACAGATCGGCATATTCGTCGGATTCTTTCGCCGCCTCGGCAAACAACTTGTCGACCGACCGAGTAATTTCGGCGGTCTGTCGAGCAACCTCTTGGGCACGAATCGATTCAATCTGGCCGCGAAGTCCGTCAAGGTGTTTCTTGATTTCCTTCGCCACGGCTTTCGTAATGTCGGAAGAATACTTTCCGACTTGGCCGATGACCTTTTTCGTGTCCTCACCCCAATCGCCATCAAGCTGGAACTCTTGAATCAGCGATTCCAAGTCCGACGCAACGTCGGACGAATTGGATTCTTTGTCGGCCGACTTCTTGTCGTCGGCGCGTTGTTCGATCTTTTGAATTCGCGGCGCACGCATCGCCAGTCGCAATGCCTTTTTGAACGCCGCTTCGCCGCCGAATTCCTCGGCTTGCTTTCGCGCTTCGCTGCGCGACATGCCGAATTCTTCGGCAAGCTCGATGGTTTCCTCCGACAAAGTGCGGCTGCTGGAACCGTCGTCTTCGTCGTCTTCCTCATCGCTATTGCGACGAGTACCAATGCGATCATCTTCGTCGCTGGAATCGTTTTCCGATTCTTCAGCTTCGGCGACTTCTTCCGCTTCTTCCTCGGCGACTTCCTGCTTTTCGTCTTCCTTCTTGGACGACGGCAGCTTGGCGCGAAGGTCCGCCAGCTTCTCTTCGGGTGTCTGAAGAAGTGCGGTTACGGCGTTCGTTTCGCCATCTTGTTCGGGCGAATTCGACGCTTCTTGAGCTTGGGCGAGTTCTTCCGCCGTGGGGGCGTTTTTCTTGCGAGACATTTGGCTGTCCTGAAACAAAAAAGGGACCGGCGTCAGCGCCAGGTCCCCTATCAGGACAGCGATGTGATAGGCATCTTTCGGTTAGCTAGACCGATTCAGCCCGAACATTGGACCCGCGTTGAGCCGGTCCCTTTGTGTTTCTGCTAACGGTTAATCGGGGCGTCCATCAAAACGTAACGGCGACGGATCGCGATATCCCGCATCCAAGTCGCAAAACCCTCTCGCCCGAAGGTATTCGGCCCGATGCGCTCGATCGCGAAAAATCGGTCGGCCTCGGCTATCGTGTTCCGTAAATCGAGCGCCTTTCTTTTTCAGCAAGGCGTTGACTGCCGGAACTTGCTTCGGCAGCACGGCGGCGTTGTTTGACGCCATCGGCCAGCACGCAGCAATCGAACTATTCAACGGAATCGGAGCGGTCGCAGGAACAAGTTTGCGAAGTTTTTTGTCATAGACGTAGACGGTCCGGACGGACTTCGCTCGTCTTTGCTTTTGTAAACTTTTGCTTCGTTGCTTTGTCGCTGACATGACCGTTCCGAATCCGATAATTTGCTCAGACAATCGAAGGATTTACGAAAAACTCCAACAATGCAATAGCTTTATTTGGAAATGGCAATCTGTTCGCTTGGCTGCAAGCGACTTCCAAAAGCTGCCATCGCTACCTGCCGGTCTTTGTTTGACCGCGTATTTACCGAGCGATTTTCTCGGATGTACCTTCGCGTCGTGTTGGCCGATTTCGATGCGGAAGTGCGACCGGCAGGGCGGTCGTTTTCGCCATTCATGTAAATCAGGATGTCGGCCAATTCAGGCTGATCGCCAAATTCCGCGTACTTCTTCAACAGCCGTTCCAGATTTAATCCAATGCCCTGTCGCTCCATGAACGGCTGCATCGGAATCAGAAAATCTTTTACCGTTTGCTGCAACGCCATGAGTCGCTGTTGCGGAGTTCGCGACACCAAGCTGTACGGCTCAAGACGGATTCGATAATCCGAAAACTCGCCGGGCAACGAAGCTGGATTGGATTCAAACGGAATCCGCAAATTGGCGTACTCGATTTCCTTGACCAACTGCCGACGCCAAGTCGGATCGTTGCGCATGTACCACGCGATGTCGGTCATCACGCCTTCGACCAAATCCGTAACGTCCTGCTGCATGTCTTGCACTTGGCGAGACGACGAATTCAACAGCAATTCATCTTGCCCCTTGGTCGGACTCTGCGGAGACAAGCCGCCAGCCGCATCAAGATTACCGGCAAAGTAAACGAAGTTGTCTTTCAGCAGAGTCGCCATGCCCCACAAGTTGTTGTCGGGGCCGTTGAATTTGATTTCCTTCAAGCCGTTGATGTCGTTCAAGAACACGGTATCCAAGTGGTCCGCTTGAATAACAGCGTCCGCGTCTTCTCGGCCAGTCTTGCCGGTGCAAGCGAGGATGTTCTTTTGATTGATAGCCATTTCGCCGACTTTGTTGGCGAGCTTGTTGGCAATCAAATGCTGATCCATCCATTCCGCCATTGGCGGCAACGGAACCAAATTGCCGGGAAGCCAATTGTATCCAAGGAAGTGATAAGGGCCGTGATCCGGACCCTCCCAAGGCTTCCATTGCAAAACGTGTTCGATGTTCTTATCGACGACAAGGATGTGGCGTTCGCGAGGGAACCACAAAGACCAAAGATCGATATTGTCTTCGTACTCTTGTTCCAGCGGCGTGTACGTTCCGGCAGACAGCACACCCGATCGAACGCGGCGAACCGACGTCGTGAACGGCAAGTTCATCTGATCGTTTGTCGCGGTCAAAACCTTGCGATTCTTCTTGTCGTACTCGGGATTTTCTTTGGCCCATTCCAGCGGAACGCGAGCCATGTCGCCGCAAAAACCGATGCGTTCCCACTTCGACGACCGGAAATCAAAGATGAAGTCTTCGTTCAAAATTTGATCGCAAAACGTCGAGCCAACGTTGTGCATGTAGCCGCCCATTTCCTCAACCATGCCCGCATCGATCCGGCCGACCTTACAGGCACCCATGAGAAAAAACGACTCAACGGTTACTGCGTTCAGCGTCTTCGCCAACTGAATCCGCTCGAATTCGTCGTCAAGCGACAGCTTCAATTCGTAGCAGGCTGCGTCGTATTCGGGGTCCCAATGCTTAATCGCAGCGCGGGGATTGTTTGATGCAATAAGGCGACTGAAAATCTTCATCGCCAAACCGAGAAGCGGTAGCGTAACGTGATCCGTTGCGGCGTCGCCGCGAGGTCCGTAATGAAATCCGGCGACTTGTCGCATGAATTCCATGCGATGCCGCAAATGCTCTTGCCACTTCTTTTGCGAGAACGTAATTGACGTTCTCAGGCGACCTAAGTCGCGGGCATTGTACGGATTAAACATGAAGCCTTCTGAATGAAATAGGGAATGCGAATCGCAATCCCTATCAGAAGGCGACGTTGTGTGACCAAGGCCGAGTGGCTACCTCGGCCCCGATCAAATCAAATTGTTTCGACGACCTACTTGATACCGCCGACAGCCGACTTCGATGCGCCGCTCAAAACCGAATCGTTCTGCATGTTGGTTTGCGAACCGTAACCGGCGCTTTTTGCGGCACCGTTCACGATCGAGTCGACGCGACTCGGCGCAGTCGAACCGGCTACACGAGCCGTCACCTGATTCGCACAACCGGAAACAACGCCGTCAATTTTGTCTTTCATAACAAATCTCCTGTTACCAAGAACCCTTCGCCGACTTGTGTTTCTGTTCCCAAAGTTTTCGCCTGCCCATCCACGAAAGTTCAGGAACGCTCGGCTTGTCTAACACAATGTTTTCAGGCAGGTCAGAAATCGCCAGATACGCAATCGCATCGGCTATCACCATATCACCATGCAACTCGCCGGATGAATTTTTGTCCTTCGTTTGCAACGCTTTGCAATGCTCGATTACCATCCGATCGCCGCGAACCTGATTCACGTACTCGGCGCATTCCATGATTGCGTCATGGCACCGATTGATGATCTTGTCTTCCAGCAAAGCCGTCTTGTATTGATTCAAAAGCAGCTTCTTGGAGTCGACGTCGGATCGCCAGCCGGGGACCTTCGACTTCGGAGCATTAGGCTTTCTATTATCAGAAGACATCCAAAGACGCAAATATCTAAGCTCCTGTAACAATGATACGCGGAACACCTGCCCAGGGCCGTTATCCTCCCAATTCAGCAGGGCCGTGCCGTTCGGACCCGTGAAAAAGCGGCACGCTGCCACGACGTACCGGGCGAATTGATGCGGCAGCATTTTGTCGGTCGTGATCTGGCATAACTTCTCTTTTGACGTGCTGCCATAGAAGCAAGCGACCGAATTAGACCCCTTGGTGGCGCTTGTCCCGGTGGCAATATCGCAGCCAGCCGCCACGTCTTGATTGCCTGAATACTGGCCTGTCGGCGTCAAATTAGCCCACAGCCAAACAGCGCCGTCCGATTTTTCAATGAACCGAACTTCTCCCGTCGTCGCGTTATCGAAAACAAACTCCCCGCGAGCCACGGGACGCCGAGCGTGCTTTGCCGCAATCTCTTGGCAAGTCGACGTCGACATGAATTGAAAGCCAGCTTCTTGCGGCTGCATGTCCAACTGCTGCGCGACTTCTTGCGGCGATCCGGCTTTGTTCCGGCAATAGTCGTCGTAGAAGACGCTTCGCAGCTTTCCGTCGAGCGTGTATTTGTACCCCTCCGGAAACTTGTAGTTCTTGTCGAGAATTTGAAGCTCGAATTTGTCGTTGACCAAAGTCGACGTGTATAGACCCTTTGACTTCTCCGGATGCTTTGACCAGTGCATCGAATAAACCCGCTCGGGCGTCTCGGCGCTCATCTTCTTCCAGCGTTCGTAGAACGCACCGAAAGCGCCTTCAAACGTCGAGATAAACCAGCGAGTGTTTGTCGCTTCGCCAGTCGCCGACAAAACAGCATAGGCGAAATCCACCGACGCAAACTCGTCAAGAAGAATCACGGCAGGGCGACTACCACGACCGAAGTTCGGATTCGTCGCTTCGCCGGTAATCGACGACTCGTTAATTGGATTGATAAGCGTGTTCTCAATCCGATCCACTTTTGGACGAACTGGCGGACGCAGCCACCACGGCATTCGAGCCAGCATCGCGTCCATCTTCCAAAACAAGCACTTGTCGTTGCCCTTCTTGTCGACGTACTCCTGTTTCGACGATCCGAGAATCGCCGTGAAGTTAGGATAGAAATGCCATAGCCACAAAAGCACGGCGAGAGGAACGGTCGTCCCTCCCATGTCGCGGGACTTCGCGGCGAGAACATCATGCTCGCCGATCGAACGAATCAGAAGGTCGGAAAATTCTTCTTGGTACTCACGAAGAATCAACGGCCGATGTGGATGCTCGGGGTATTGCTTGGGATTGTGAGTCCAAAGAAACGTATCGCAATACCAGACAAACGAATCGCGACATCGCTCGCGACATTCAGACCGAAACTCGTCACTCGCTTCCGCCGCCTTCCACACCTTGATCCGGTATTTCATGTTCTCCCGAAAGTCCTTCGGGGCCGGAGGCAGTTTCCGGTATCGGTTCTTCACCTTGA